ACTTGCTTTAGCTGCACCGTTCTAGGAGGAATACTCTTTACAGGTCTCGAGCTTCGCTCAGCGTTTCCTTGGTTACGCTTCAAAGACGTGAACACGCTTTACCCTTCTACACACCCTAACTGTAGATGTATCTTGCTGCGTTTGACGAGCGCCACAGACTATATACGTCTAGTCCAATTAAGAACTACTTAATAGGATGTGGAGAAATGCCTAAAGATATTTGCTCTATCTGCCATGAGAAGATAGTTGGTAAAGCATGGAGAGTCAACAAAGAAGGCACGAAATTCGCCTGTACACGCTGCAATAATGAATCAACCTCATAGATACTTTTAAAACCTAAACGCGCGCTAGGAATTATCAAGAGGTATAGAGTATGCCTTGTGATTGGACAAAAGCAGGATACACAGATTTTGATGACTGTAAAGCCAAAAACGCTGATAAAGGCGACCCGGCAGCCTATTGCGCGTCCATAAGAGCGCAACTTATGGGCGAGCTTCGACATCCACACTTCAAAAAGATCTACCAAGACTTCCAAACAACATACGCGCATGGCGACAAGAACCTTGAACCGTTTGCAGCTTGGCAATATTACCAATTCGTAGATGACTACAGCCTGGACGAGACGCACGCATACGAAAAATTCTTTGAAAGTTTCCAATGGGCAAAAGATATGCTTACAGCCCTTAGAGAAGATGAAAACAACAAATTCTACAAGGTTACAGTAGCTTTTCCATATGATAGCATGAATGGAAACCCGTACTCAGAACCTGAACTCGAAGCTGCAGCAAAAAGCATAATCGGCGTACCAATGAACATTAATCATAACAGACGCCTTATGCTACCAGAGACCGTAAAGTACATTGACGCAAACTATGAGGAAGGAGCGGTAGAGGCCATTCTTCAAGTGCCAAAAGACGTTGTTTGCACAGTCTGCGCGAAGGGCGTGAAGCTCTATCAGATGCTCGATCAAAGAGGCATAGTAAACGTAAGCCTCGAAGCCGATAGAGATGGCGCATTCAAATTTACTGGCTGCGCACTATTGACGCTTGACACATTACCCGGGTTTGCAACTGCGCGTATATTCCCATCTGAGAAATTCATTTCAGAGGCCTTACAGTATAAGCGCAACGAGTTTGAGGTCCGCTTCAAAATCAAGGTACCACAGAAAGTTGAGGTCAAGACAGATTCAAAACCGGCTATTAGCAACGCAGATAGACACAGCGGACTCGAGATTTCAGATGCGAAGCTCCGAGCGATTAAAGCAGAAAGCGCGTTGAAAGCTTCTGAACTTAGAATAGCCGAGCTTGAGAAGATAAACGTTGAGACTGAGACCGAGAACAATAAACTACGCGGAGCAAATGATACGCTGAATCAAGCGATCACAAAGCTTGAGACTCGAATCAAGATCAGAGACGAAGAAAAAGTGGACGACAGCAAAAGAATTACAGCGTTTCAGAGACGTATTGAAGATTTAGGAACCGAGAACGCAGAACTCAAAACAGAGCATGAAGCTATAGGAAAGAACTCAACTGATACCTTCAAGAAATACCAGGATACGCTGAGCGCGAACATTGCGTTGACGCGGACAAACACAGAGCTTCTTGAGAAACTAAGCGCACTTGAGAAAGATAACGCAGGCATAAAGGAGAAGCTAGCAAAAGCAAAGCGTCTTGGCAAGATCGTTGCAAAAATATCCTAGTTACCTTGTAGTAACAAATAGACTACCCGACAGGATGATGTTGGGCGGAAGACACACAGCCAGAGGCTTCCGTCAGCGCACTGAGCGCAGAAATAGGCAAGTTTGAAAAGGTGATCACAAATGAGTGAACAAGAACAAGTTGTGAAACTTGATCTCTCAGGGCTCAAAGAAGCCATGACTGAGACAGTCAAACAAGCCGTCAAAAGCGTAGCCGAGCAAATGACGCCAAAGCCTCCGGCAGAAGGAAAAGGCGTTGTTATCGGAAGTAATAAGGATATGAATAAGTTAGTGGAATCCTTGAAACATTGCAGAGAAAGCGATATCAAAGAACAGTGGAGCCTCACAATACCCAACTATACGCTATATGAGATCGCAGCTAATCTCAGAGATTATGTTTGGATCACAGAAGAGATCTCTGGAAAAGTTGGCGATATTGTAAACATTCCCTACGTCAAAGACCATGACTTCCAAACACTAACGAATGTTGGCGATGCCTTCTCAGGCGAAACCACAGGTCTCGTAGCCGTATTGACAACTGTACTTAAAGAAGCGGGCTCTTGGAGCGATATAGGCTATGCTGACATCGAAAAGATCGACCGCAACCTCCTGGACGAGCTAAACTCCAGATACGTTATTGCTGCACGCAGAGCCGAAGACTCAAACCTCATAGCTGCTTTGATAGCCTTTACTGGAACGAATTTTGCTGGAACCGTTGTCGACACAGGCTCAACAGGGTTCTCAATTCTATCAATACCAAAAGCAATCGCACTGCTTCTCGCTGCACAGAAAAATGTTGCACCACAAAATGCCGGCCTAATCCTCTACATGACACCAAAAGGTTACGGAGCGCTACTCAAAACATTCACTAGCAACGCAACCATAATGTACGGTATCGGTGCACCATTGACAAACACCATGATTGAGAAGTGGCTAGGCGTAACAATACTAATCGGAGGCAGAGTTGACTCCAAGAAACGCACAGCATCCGGATCAACCGGAACATGCGAAGTACAGTGGCTTATGCGACCAAAAAGATGCCTTGCTCTAGCGCCAAAGAGAGATCTATTGATAGAGACAGACAAACAGATCGCAACCAGAAAGCTGCGCTTAACCGCATCTCACACATTCGGCGTTAAGGTCCTGGACGCGAAAGAAGCCGTAAGAATCCTCTGCTTGACAACTGCCATAAGCTAGTCAACATAACCAAGTTGCTGTATAAGGCTCCGCGCAGCGTTTCCATGGGCGCTGCGCGTCCTTCCATTCTCCCTTTTATTTCGTAAACCTTAAATGAAGATTGATTCTCAAGTGTCTCATATGCCGAAGATTCATGCGACCGTTATGCTCTATGACGACCGATGCTTTCTGTCAAGCTCAATTGAAAGCTTAGTAGATCATTTCGATAGCATTATCTTCGCAGATGGCGCCTACGCTAAATATCTTGAAGATATGCGGAAGTATTACCCTAAAGCTGAAGCTTGGAGTACAGACGGCTCACTCGAGCTAATCAAATCTTTTCACGGTATGCCTAGCTATAAGATTCTTAATCCTCCAAATGGGCAACCCTGGCCTAATCAGAACGTAAAGCGTGATGCAATGATTAACGCTGTTCCAAACGGAGACTATTTCGTAGGCGTTGACGCTGACGAGATGATAATCGGAGACGTAGATGAGGCGCTTTGGCAAATCATAAACTCTGGCTGCTACGTTGGACGCATGCCTCTTGTTAATCTTGGGCAAGACGCTGACCGCATGTATCCTTATTGGCATCCGAGAGTATTCAAAAAGCTTGAAGGAATGCACTATAAAGGCACACATTGGCATATTCGAGACAGGTTTGATAGACTAATAGAGGATAATTACCCAACAGCGCAGACATTCAAATCCGCGATCGCACACTTCAAATATCTTAAGCCTTTAAACCGTATGATGCCTCACCATAACTACATGCTCAATATGCTTCAGAAACACGCTTGGATCGAACCAGAGAATCTAAAAACCGCAAATGCTAAAAAGCAAACGAGATAATCAAGGTTCTATGAATCATCAGGAATTAATGGCTGAACTGCATAAGAGAGGCTTCTATACCGCGCTACAAGAATATGTAAACGACCTATCATCAAACGAGTCTTTTGAAGTCTGGGAAGATCTAGTAAAAGAAGGCGCTGCAGTCGTACACTTTCACCTGAACGAATATGGAAAACTTATCGCTATACGCGTTTTGCATGAGGAAGAAAAGAAACCTGTTGAAGACGTAACGATAACAGCACCAAAGAAGAAGCCTAAATGAAGATCTTAAGCCTCACAACATATGATCCTGCCGGAGCGAGCTATAGTCTAGCTCACGCGTTAAACAGATTTACAGAACACAGTACGCTTTCTCTCCGAAGCTCTGACAGTTTTGCACATTATCCGACACATATGGAAATGAGACACTATAACCTAGCAGTATGCCAAAAAGTCATCAAGGACGCAGATATTCTCGTTTTCCATACATTTATTTCACCATTGTTTGAAGGGTTAGGCCTCACAAAGGAGATGCTTAAAGGCAAGAAAGTTTTGCACTATTATCATGGAACAGACTTGAGAATGTATGGTGAAGCGCTCTATACCGAGACAAAGACGCTTTTGCCAGAGGACACGCAGATTCTTGTCAGTACACCCGATCTCTTACTATTTGCGCCAAAGGAAGCTAATGCTAAATGGCTACCAGTTACCCGCTCAATTACAGATCTACAATTAAAGTACGGAAGATCAAGACTTGATATCGCTGCTATGAAAGATTGGGATGTCGAGCGCGTGCGCTGCGTAATAACGCATGCTCCAAGCGATGAGGCTAAGAAAGGAAGCAAGATAATCTACTCAGCGATCACGAAGCTTATTGAGAATAGGCCAGAGATCGAATATCAGGCGATACAACAGCAGCCTTGGGATTGTCTTCTTAGACTTCTCTCAAATGTTGATCTCTATATTGACCAAATTCCTCCCTTCATTAATCCTTACGGTATGATCGCTATTGAAGCTGCAGCGTTTGGCATACCCGTATTCGTAAGGCTCATAAAAGAAGTAACAGACGTTATGAAGCAACATGGTTACGAGAATCCTTTTATTAATTTTAACAATGAGGACGAGTTAATCGAGCGAGTCTTAACGCTTGCTCTACGAAAGGATCTTAGGCGCGTAATGGGTCAACGCGTACTCAACTACGCCAAGAAAGTGCATGATGAAAAACCTGTGGCCATGCGCTTCTGTGAGTTAGCAGGGATCAAGCCTTGAGCGAAGGATTCGATGTCGCAGATTATTGGGAGCAACGCGCAGGGCTAGGATACAATGAGCAACAGGTGGATCTCTTTGGTCGTCTCGTTCTAAAAAACGCTATTGAGAGAGCAAAACCTGAGAGTCTTTGCGAGATCGGCTGCGGAACAGGCATGCTGATCCGATACTATAAGGACCTCTTGAAGGCTGCCGGATGTGATTTCTCGCCAACAATGATACAAGAGTCTTTGAAACGTGTAAAGTTTCATGGATGGCTTGTTGATATCTTTCTACATGATATAACGAAAGAGCCTCTACCAACAACATTTGATTTCGTAATGACGCGCACAGTCTTAATGCATATTCCTCCGGACAAGATTCAAGCTGCAGTACATAATATCTGCGACTCTTGCAATAGCGCCTTAATCTACGAGTATTCAGAAGAAACAGCGCCTAAGGATCTAAGTCGACATAATTGGCTACATAATTATGAGGCTCTGTTTCTTGCAGAAGGCTTCGAGCTTATTGAGAAGGAAGTGCGCGGAGATATTCCTCAAATCCTTTTCTGGTTCACTAGAAAAAAGCTTTAAGCAGAATGAAGTCAGTTAATCCTGTGGTCAAATGGTAGCGCGTGACGTAACTCTAAAGAAAACGTTGCCCGTCAAAAGGTTCCAAAGCGCAATGTATGAATCTCAAGTTTCTCAAGGCGATACATGCACTCTAAAAGAGTTTTTGGATACTAGCGCTCTAGCCCAGGCTAAAGTATTCAAGCAGAGCGACGGTTCAGAGATCTCCTGCACAATCGCGTATAACGTCATAACCATTACAGGCGTCTCAACAAATATTGATGTTCATATCTACGCGTTTGGAGTTGTAGCCTAGTGGCTTACGCGACTCTCGCTCAGGTAAAAGAGATTCTAACGCTAAAAAGTGAAGATGAGAGCGAGAAGACAGAGCTTGAACATTGCATTACTGCAGCAGACGCATTCATTGATGCAAGACTATATCAATATGACACTAGCGGAGACGCAGGAGACGAAAACTGTAAAATGGCAGCTTCCTTGATCGCTGCGTGGATCTTTAGCTCTAGGCGTAGCCCAGATGAGGCAGAGAAATTCTTTAAGCAACATGAGACCTTTCTTCAAGCCTTCATAACAACGGACATTTCTGGATCAATCGGTGGTCGCAGAGGCTAGACAAAGCTTAAAAATAATCTGCACACAGAGACACTATTAAAGAGGATTCTAAATGGTTGCCACACAAGAATGGGATGAGTGGAACGGAGTCGGCAAGACTCAAACTCACGCTATTTCTAACGTAAACTGGGGTAACGTTGACGCTGCAAACCTAGACATAACAGTTGAAGCAAACAAGATCCCTCGAGGCGAGAACGCCTATACGAAATATATTGCAAGTCACTTCTCTGGAACATACTCGCAGATCGGTCCAAACGGAAAACTCTGGCATAGCACAGTCTCATTGCCAACAGGTGTCACCTTGAAGGGCGCTATGGTTATTGTTTATGCTACACCAACAAAGACTTCAAGCGGAGACAGCGATCTACCACAATCAGAGGGCGCTGCGCTAACCGTCAATTTCGGAGGCACACCAGAGACAGCAACGACAACAAGCACTACGGCAAACCCTGCTTACAGCGCATACTGTAGAACACAGATTCAAACAAGCGTTGGATCACCAACAGGCGCGATCGGAACAAACACCATCACCATGAAGTATGACGAAAGCTAGAAAAACGTGTGGAGAGCAATACAATGCCTCTATTATTTTGGGTAGCGAAGTTCAAGAATGGCTTAATCGTTAAGCAGAGCGAAGGCCATTTTTTTAATGAGGAAGTCGTACCAAAGGCTGAGGATCTTGAGGTTCTGTGGCTTACTGACGAGAAAGAGAGCTTGCGTTACGGTTTTGCTTTTGCGAATGGCAACATCATGCTTTTGAAGGATGGCGAGGGCGTAAGTTTCAAGGCGCTGGGCGTTGAGCTCGGTGTCTTGCCGGATCTCGAGTACACTTTCAGCGAGCTAAAAGAACATCCAGATTTCAAACTAAGTAACATTCGACCTATCTTCTTCCGAAGAGTAACAAGAGTCATGGACGCTGCAGATATCCAGAACGTCTTGAGCGAGAACTTTGTATATGCTATAGGATATCAAGGAGATATATTTGAGCCATACCTATCTCAAGGCGCGAAACAGTGGTCAACAAGAAAAAGGAACGTTAAAAGAATCCTCTATGTCCGTGAGGATGGGAGAGTAGTCTTAACATGAGAAGCTTCTTTGCGACTACAATGCTTTACCGAAAGAGTACAGGAGAGAAGTTTAAAGCCACATGGTTTGCGCGTCTTCTCTTGAAGCTCAGATACCGCGACCTTATGAATATCCGCAGCTTCTTTGATTCAAACTTTACGTTTACAAAATCAGTCCTTGAGCTACCCGAAGGATATCTCTCTTGGGATGCTGCGTTAGCATGTCTCAAATTTGTTTCTAAATACGTCACCTTTCTAAATGACGATAGAGAGAATTGGCAGATGCCCCTTGAGACAGCAAGTATTCAAAGAGGAGATTGTGAGGATGGCGCTATACTACTAGCAAATATGCTCTCCTCTCTAGGGTTAGAGACCGTTAAGATCGTATGTGGCGCTCTCTCAACAGGAATCGGTCACTGTGTCGTTGAGTACAATGGCGTGCAGCTTGACTGGTTGCATCTCGCGCCCATAGTTAAAGTCTGGTTCAAATTCTCGAAAGATGAGGTTGAAATATGCAAAACTTGAAGTCTTTTGGCAAGAAAGTTTACGCAATAATCGCGGCTGTGATAGTTGTTGTAGCCTCTATTTTCGGATGGGTTTTCTTTTCTCCAAAGAGTTTTCCTGCTACTAGCGCGGGACCAATAACGTTGACTTTCAACGCAACCGCAGGCGATACTCAAGATATGCATTCAAGTACAGTTTATGCCACAAGCCATGACCAAGCAAACGCAGCGAATAATGTTACTTCTGGGACGATGCGTATTGGTCAGTCCAAGATTTCAACGACTTACGCGATTTATCGGTGCATGTTTCCTTTCAATACAGCTTCTATCCCAAAGGGCATGACTATCAGCAGCATAATTTTCAGTCTCAACGTAACCTTAAAGGAATGTGACGTCTCCCAATTCTACATTGAAACTCTAATAAAAAGCGATTATGCGCCTGCAGCTTTTCCTCATACTAATGGACTTTGGCTCTCAGACTATAATCACACGTTCTGGGAAGGAGCAGCGCAGGGAAATTTGGGTACGACAAGCATCTCAAGCGTCAACATATACTACAATATTACGCTCAACAGTACAGCGCTTCTAGTGCCAAGAGGCATGACATACGTTCTTGTCCGAAGCCAAAGAGAGATCGTATTGAATGTTCCTGCAGCGAAAGAGGATGTCCAGTTTAGCTGTAATGAAACTGGGTTTCCTGCTAAGCTCTATGTTACTGGAACATACGCCTCAAACATCTTGTGGACTAGCAAGTTTGACAGCACTTCAACTGACGGATGGATGAATGTTGATGCTTTACCATACCTAAGTAATAGCTCGTCTAACTACATTACGACTTCATCTGTAACTGGCAACGATTCATGGTTTCTATTTGAGCCAACAGATCTCGCTACTGTACAGGCGAGTTATCTTCGGATTGAAGGCGTGGCAAGCTTTTCTCCACTTGAAAGAACAGTAACCGCGTACCTAGATAATGGTGTGACGCAGGTTGCTGTAAACTTCACGTTTGAAATGAGCAGATACATTTGGGTTGAATATAACACTACTTCCTTTCTGAATACCATTACAAAGATCAACGATCTCAAGGTCTCCATGTACAATTTCATTGAGAGCTTTCAAAGCATCCGAGTTACTCGCATGTACCTTAGGCTCTATAATGGACCAAAGGAAACTGCAGCGCCAACACACTATGGTGCAGCAGACTCAACCACAACCATTTCCGTCAAATGGCTTGACAATACAGGTCTCAACGCGTACAAATATTCGCATAACGCAACAGGAAGTTGGGGAAGCAACGTAACAGGGATCTTCGCAGGATCGCCTAGCGAGGCTTGGAGCAACTTCACTGTAACCATGCCAACAGATACATCATATGTTGTTGCTGCAAAACTTTACGCGAATGACACAGCTAACAATTGGGAAGCTGCTGACATAATCTATGTTTGGACGATCTGGGAAGGCTTCAACCCATCAACATCAATCAGCACTATCGCAGCAAACGTTGAAGCTAGCGGACACTGTCATAGTCTCGGACGCAAAATCATTCACGATCCAAACATAACGAAGCTCTATTGGTCATTCTACTATAATGGAACATGGTACTGCTACAGCACTTCAAGCGATGGCTTCACATGGATTTATGGCGCAGCTTTTCAATACGATGGTGGCGAGCAACAATCTGGAATGTTCTACGTCACACCAGAAATCCGAGATGGACACAGCTACATCCATTACAACTATTGCAATGAGACATCAATCGCCGATCTCTTTTATAGGCGCGGAGAACTTTTCCCAAATAGAACAATTATCTGGACGCCACTGCAGACGGCTCGTAGTCGCTCTGGGATTCCAAGCTTCGCACGTTTCGCTCCAAACGGTTTAGCTGTTACATCAAGCGGTTACGTCTATTATTGTCACTTCCTTGAAAATAGTACGAGTCGCGAGATATACGTCACCTTTAGCAATGCCACTGATGGAACATGGACGACTTACCCAGGATATCCAAAAGTTGCGTCAGATTATATTCCAGCTGCACAGGTGCAAGAAGCATATATTTACGCTCTAACGAATGATGATGCCTATGTCATTTTCAGAAGCGTTGCAAACTATAGATTAGCAGGGCGTAAGATTCTAAGTCATGTTTTGCAAGCTAATGAGACAATCAGCGCCTATGGTATGAGTGAAGGGCGCAGGTTCAGCGGAATCTCAGATAAAGGCGTACTCTATTTGGTTTATCGAACAAATGAGACAACACCTTCAAGTACTGGTCGCATAAGGTTTTCTCAGCGCAACGCCAATGACTCATGGTCTCCACAAGACTATGAAGTGTCAACAATTACTGCATCAAACACTTACCCTATCATAAGCCTCGAAGGCACTGGAGATTTACTTTTCAATTGGCTCACAACAACAAGCTTTCCAGAGAAAGGCATGTATGGAATTGATGATGAGTCAATTTGGCTGTTACGCAAGAACGCAACAGCATGGAAGCCTGTTGAACGCATAGGGATCGTTCCTGATAATTGGAGATTCCCTTCTGACCCTAACCATGCAGTGCCATTCGTTGCTCTTGGACGCGCGATGATTGCTTTCATGGCAACAAACCTTACAGATAATTCTGACGATAACCTTTTCGCGTTCAGCTACTTCTCAGCAATCCACACAAGCATGAGCGTCGGGTGGAATAATTTTACTGCCACGCTCTATGATGTCTCACACACAATTGGAGAAGTGAACGCGAGCTTAACCTATGACGGAATAAGTTGGACCATGTTCGCGTTTCAATACGCAAATGGCACTAGGTACGAGTTTATCAAGGACTTTGGAGGAGAAGACTCTGTACTCATTACTGCAGATGGCAAGTTTTTCGTTCTCGTCAGCGCAATAGGAGTTTGGAACCATATCTATTGACAGCTAGGGTAAACCATGACTGAGCAGAATCCGTACATAATTTATGGTGTAATCACCAAGAACGGAGTCGCTCAGTCAGCAACAAGCGTCACTATCCGTAACCACACGAACAGTCAAGAGTTTGCCGCACCCACAAATTCTGTTGGCCAATACTTTATAGATCTTGGAGACAAAACTAAGTACACCACAGATTATGCTGCTGATAATGAGATTAGAGTCACAGCGCTAGGTCACACGCAGATAACAACTATAACCGGACTATCTACGTCTCCTCCAACTGGCGGCAAACGTCTCGACATCTCGATCACTGAAACCACAAAGACGCGAAGCGGAAACGCCACTATTAAAACTACGCAGACAATTACGCGTAATGGAAGCGCTCATGTTAAAGCCACAGTCTCAAAGACTTTAAATGGAAACGCGACTCTCAAGAACACGGTCTCCGTAACGCGAAGCGGAAACGCCACAATCCAACAGATAATCAAGACGCTCAATGGCTCATCGTGGATTAAAGCGCTTCGACAGTCAAGCGTCAACGCAAACGCACGAATCAAGACCACAGAGAGCAAGACCATTAATGGAAACGCAGCGCTTCTACTCGCTAGCCAAAAGAGTATAAATGCTAACGCGCAACTGAAAACCACTTCAACAAAGACGATTAATGGAAACGCAGAGATTTTTAGCGGTCTTATTACATCAACCAAAACCGTTTCAGGTAACGCTAGACTCAAAACCACAACGTCAAAGACTCTCAATGGAAATGCTACAATAACGATTCCGGGTACAACCAAGTCGGTTGCTGGGAATGCTTACGTTAAGGCGGTTCAGTCGAAGACTCTGAATGGGAATGCTCGCCTAAAAACTACGTCCACAGTAACTAGAAACGGAAACGCCTCAATAACTATCGCCTCGAGCAAGAATATTAGCGGAGACGCACGCCTTGTTGGTTCGATCTTAAAGACTCTCAATGGTAACGCTCGGCTAATACTTACAGACGTCACGAAGACGCTCTCAGGAAACGCTGAACTAAAAGAGGCCATGACCACAAAAACAATTAACGGCACAGCATTTCTCATAGGAGTTGACATCTCAGGGATCGCAGTAACCTTATATGGAGATTCAGGAATAATAACGATTATCGGCCCAAGCGGAAGCGTGATACTTCTTGGTTAAGATCTTTATGGTTCAAGGAAACTTGAAGCCTTCCATAAGAGCTTCATTACGCTTTACAGATGATACAATCCCTCCGCTAACCGGCGCTTCTGCAAAATTTCATTTAAGCAAAGAAGGCGTCCGAGTAGTTGACAAGACAGCCACGATCATAGACATAGACAATGGAATCGTAACCTATGAATGGGCATCTGGAGACACGAATTATATTGGTGTCTGCCAAGGCGAGTTTGAGATTACATACAGCGACACGAAGAAACAGACTTTTCCTGCGAGGCCAAACGCTTTTGAGATCGAGTTTAGAGACGATGGAGTTTGAGAGTAACTGTACGCGCTAATATACAGAAGCTTGAAGCCTTCGTAGTTAAGCAGCCGGAGACGCAGGATCGGATTCTTGATAGGTTTAAAGCTGAAGGTGGCCGAGAAACATTAACGTATATGCGAGCGATTATGCCTATTGGAAAGACAGGGCAACTTGTTGAAAGTACAATAGTCCATGAGACTTCACAAGGTTTCAGCGTCTATCCAACGGTAACTTATGCGAAGTTTGTCAATGAGGACACTAGACCACACTTAATTATTCCGAGGTATGCGCTCGCGCTCCGATGGGAGCAAGATCCTTTTGGAATACCACGTTTCGCGAAGAAAGTTCAGCATCCAGGTACTACTGGACAGCATTTTATTGAGCGTACTCGAGACGCAATGCGAAGTGTTTTGAGGGAGATCCTGAGACTTATAGCTAAAGAGGAAATTGGAGAGGATATGCGTTGACTGACGCGAGCGAGATTCGAGATGCACTAATAGCTTTTCTTGAGAAAAAGACTATCCAGAACCTAAATCAAATAGCGGTCACAAAATGGTTGAAAGCTGAACCTCATCGGACGAAGTATCCGTCTTTTCCTTTCGGATGGGTTGAGGCTTTACTTGGAGACGCTGAATCACCTTTCACAACGAGTCAACAGATTAGAGATATTTTCGTGATCGTAGTCTGCGACAAAAACTATGATGCTGAGAAAGCTGAGGATAGCGTATTAAGTTTAGCTGAGGCGATCCATGACGCGCTACGTGAAGATGAGACTATTGGAGGAACCGTTGAGCATGCTGAGGTTTCGCGTAGGGAAAAGCTTAAACTCTTTGAGAAAGAGAATAGCCTCTGTTACGTCAAAGTAACAATTTCAACTAGGAGAATGGATTGAATGGTCGCGACAAGATATGTTGGACTAGGGAGAGAAACCACTTATAGAACAGGCGTTGCGTCAGCAAGATGGGCAGAAGCGGGCGCAAATATTGGACACGATCAAGGGATCGTCAAACAGGAACCAATGACTGAGCGCGCTTTCAAAATGTGGCAAATAGGGCAGCTAAACATTGGAGGCAAAATAGGTCCATACAAAGCTGCGCCATGCGACATTTTGGGAGATCTATTGTATGGTGTTCTTGGCGGTGAAACGGTTACAAACCCAATAGCTCTAGTCTATAGACATCTTTTCGCTCCGGCCGATACAATCAAGTCTTATACGCTTCACTTGGGCGCAGGAGTAAATGAGCGCAAGATTAAAGGAGGCTTCGTTGACGCTCTCACTATTCGCCTAGCAAACGATAAGCCACTTGAGGTTGAAGCAGACTTCTTCTCAGGAAGCGCGGAGACAAAAGAGACTCTTGAGACACCAACATTTACCATACATCAACAGTTTTCTCCACAAGCACATACGACAACCATGTTTATTGACGCAGCAGACTTGGCAAGCGTAGTCTATGGCGTCGAGTTTACCATCAAAAACAACATTCCGAAAGACAAGCGAGCGCTTGATAGCAGAGAAATGATTACAAAGAGAATAGGCGACAGAGAAGTTTCAGGCATAATAAAGATGTACTTTGACACCTTCGACATATACGACAAGATGATCGCGAATCCTCCAACAAGCTTCACGCTCAAAGGCAAAATAATTCACACTAACTTTGTGGTTGATCCTCAACCATACTATCTTGAGTTTGAGCTTCGCAAATGCATAATACTCAAGGACGCAGCGCCAGAGAACAAACCTTTGAAAGAGCCTCTTGTCATAGAGTTTCCGTTCCAAGCCTTCTACGACACAACCGGAGGCTTCAACGCAGAGGCTAAGGTTACGCTCCAGGATAGCATTGCGCTCTATGGCCCATAGGTGTAGCTATTGATTAAAACGCTTAACGGCCAAGTATATGAAATAAGATCGATTGAGGCTTACGCTACGCCTCTAAACGTCAAAATTTCTCAGCTTCTACAGCTACAGGGCAAAGAAATGACGACAGATGAGGCACTAGCATTCTCAAATGATCTTAGTAAGCTCTTTCCAGCATTCTTCAAAGCATGTGTTACACCCGAACCTAAACCCGAAGATTGGTATGCTCTCTATAGTTTAGCTCAAGACGCCACAAAAGAAGCGTTTGACAAAGCAGACTGGTTTCGTAAGCCAAAGAAGCCCGACGATAAAACAGGCAGCGCAGCTAGCACTAATTCTAAAGAAGCTACCGAGTGAGATCTTAAAGCTTCCTTTTGACGCGCGAACATGCTTTGAGATAGACTACGCGCTCTTAATTGAGGCTAGAGGCGAATTGGAAGGCAAGCCTCAGATGAGTAGGGAAGAGGTTAAAAGGATTTCTGAGTACAGTAAAGCAATGAACGCGGTTCTACCGCAGAGAATAAAAGAGGTATTTGGATGAGCATTTCTATTCCTTTCGTGTTTGAGATCGAAAACTCAGGCGCCGTTATTTCTAGTATGCGTGATATTGGCGCTGCAGGAGAAGAAATGGGAAACAAGATTGAGACAAGCTCGAAACGTTCTGAAGCTAGCACGCGAATGTTGACGTACAGCATGGCAGGTCTTGGAATGACCGCCCTAAGCTTGAAACGTAATATTGAGAATCTAGCTTCCGGCAAAATGGATCTATCTGATGCTACACTATATCTTTCAACAAACGTTCTTCATCTTGTCGGCACTATAGCGCGTCTCTCAGACATTACGGATATTCAGATCGGCAAATCTATCGCGCATGCTGCGTCAGTCACCGGTGAAACCATAGCATCAGGCGCTCATACCGTAGCTGAGAGAATAAGAGGAACACAACTCTACTTTTCAATGAATGCCACACAGTCAGTTATAGGCGCTGAGATTACGCATACAGCTTCCATGGGCGCTCAAGCGATCTCTGCGAAAGCGCACGCTGCAGCAGAATACATTAGAAGCTCATCCTTAATCTTTGCCACTAAAAGTCTAGTTGGAACGATTGCTGCGGGTGTCAGTCACTTCGCGTCTATGGTCGCGCAGACTATTGGCGCCAAGGCGCATGCTATTGCAGAGGGCATACGATCAAACGCTCTATACGTTACTATCGCAGCACTCTTTGGATCTGTAGCTGCTGGCGCTGCACATGTAGCTTCAATGGTAGCTCAGAAAGTCGCGAGCGCAGCATTAACAATCGTTGAATGGGCTAGGGCTGCAGCACACTTCGTAGCTAACGCCATTGCTTCAATGGGCTTGTCTGTTCCAATAATGCTTGCTGCAGCCGGCGCAGTAGCTGGAATCTACGTTGTCGGAAAGTATAGTCCATTCTCAAAAGGAGGCATAGCGATGTCTCCAACTCTTGCGCTTATCGGAGAAAAAGAGCCAGAAGCAGTTATTCCATTAAGCAAAGTTGCTGAGACAATTATTGCGCCTTTCACTGAGCGAAACCTAAACTACCTTAACATTCTGCCCTTGCTCCCAATTCCAATGGCTACAGGAGGAATAGCGTACAAAGAAACTTTGGCAATGATCGGTGAGCGCGAAGCAGAAGCAGTTATACCGCTTAGTCAAATGACAACTCGCAGCAATACGGTTACGGTTAACGTTTATGAGACCTCAAGCCCAAAGGCGACCAGTGAGGAGATTATACGGACGCTTAGGAGAGAAGGGATAATTGAGTAGTATCTCAGTTCCTAAGGTTCGCATTGAGATATTTCGTGAGACACAACTTTTTGACGATCATTTTCTTAGGATTTGGGAGGGAGCGCCTAGTGATGGTGTCGTCTGGGATGGCGACATAGTACAGCTTACCGTTCAAGCAGGACAGACAACACAGAATTTGAATCGCCCTTTTGAAGTTTCAACGATTTTTTACCCTTATTTCAACTATAGACTTACCAGTGGATTATTGAGCGCAAAGGCGTGGATACGAAGAAAAGATACTTCTGCATGGTTAAGCCTCGGAACATTATCTCTTGGCGTAAACAGTATTGATATGAGAAATACCTACGACGGCACCATAGACTATATTGTCTTGCAGGCTTTTGGATCACCAGGAGCAGAGGCGTGGTTTGACTATGTGGCGATCTCAAAATATGCCTATCATTCGATTGATACGCAATATCTTGCGAAAGAGCTAACCATTAATCGTCCTGTTCTCTCAAAAGGAGTAAATGGCGCTCTAGTTTGGCTTAATAACGCTGCAAACACTTATAGCGCGTTATTCAAGCCTCAAGACGCCATTATCATATGGGTTGCTAGAGACAGTACAAATCTTGGGCACCCTGAATACAAGAGATTTGGAGGTCGCATAATCCAGCGCAGCTACGTTGAGAGAGAGTCACGAAAGTGGTATGTTAAACTTGAGTGTATGGGTCACGCGAGAGAGCTAACTATCGTTCCTTGCGCCAATTCAGATAAGCCTCTTATAAAGAAAGTATATAGTGCGGTCAATGGAAGAACCATAATTGAGGAAGCGATCTCAAAATGCAATTACGTCTATAAGCATCCAACAGCGTCTAAATGGTTTGATAATACCGGGTCCTCTGGAAGCACAGACGACAGAATAAACAGCACGCATGATATAACCTATGACGATGAGCTACCAATAGACGTCATAAAAGACGTACTCGATAAAGCCTCAAACCCTAGCTCTGTACAAGGCTTCGACATTATTGAGACGCCATCAGGCGCGCTAATTGGGCATCTAAGAAGCAGCGCAGATTTCGATTGCGGAATCGGCTCGCTCTATCCATTCACTATTGATTTTGGCGATGATATTAATAGCTCGCGTAATAAGGTAACCGTCTATGGTTCACTAGCTTTTCAAGATAACAAGGACGCATGGGTTCACAGCAACACGAATTGGTCAGCGATCAAAGGAACGCTTTACTCGCCTAACCCTGGATACATACTATGTGATGTTGACGTTAATAGAGAAGCACAGTTTAAGCGCACAGTCTTTCCACATCCATATCTCTGCGGAGACAAGATACTCGAGCCAAGCGCGATTGAGAAACTCTACTGCCAAATCTTACTATCTGCAGCAGGTTCAGGTTCAAATCAGTTTGACGTTATCTTAGAAGCGCCAGACTCAAGCAACTATTTCGCACACGAACACACAAACATCGCATATGGCGTAAACCTTGAGCAGGACCTTGATCTCGGAGAAGCTTACACTGGAACAGGCAAAACATGGAAAAGATATGGAAGCGCAGCATGGGATAACATTAAATTTGTACGCTTCAACTCATGGATTCAATTTGGAACGCTCGCAGCGCTCTACGCAACGGTGGATTATCTGACCTTGACGCCTCTAAAGTTTAGAGGAGACGCAGAGGACACGACAAGCCAAGGAACCTATGGGATTCTTAAAGGAAAACCAATAGTGGATGATGCTCTTAAATCGGACGCTGAGTGCCTATCGCGTGCAGCTTCACTGATCGCCTCAAACAAGAATCCACTCGAGCAGGCTAGCGGAATAACGCTAGATGGTGATTACCGTTTTCATCCAAGCTACACGCAGCGCCTTCAAACGCTCACAGGAATTGATATCACTCGCAGAATAGTTGAGGTTACTGATCGAGTTAAACAGAATCAATGGGATTCTGAGCTTGAGCTTTCAAATGAGCCTGTACTATGGGATTATGTCTTCCGCGACATCGAGAAGAAGCGCAAACTTTTAGAGCGAAGAACACCATAGAGGACGCTTGAGGAAAGCTAATGTTAGACGAATGGCTACCTATGCTTAGAGAATTGGCGCAGAATCCTGTACTGTTCGCTGCAATCATAAGCATCGTCAGAAACGTTCTCGGCTACTTCACAGCGTCAACTGCAGCAAGAAAATTGCTCAACTATGAGCCTGCACAGTTACTTGAAACTCTACTTCTATGGGAGACATTGCTCATTATTCTCATAGGCTTCGCAAATCTTCCAGCATCATACGCAGTTGGAATAGGCTTAATCTTGGACTTTATTCGCAGCTTCCGAAAAGCAATCGCAGAAGCATTCTCAAAAGCTCTTACACCCGTTAGAACCATGCAATAGGTTATAGCTGCGCCATCCCTTTTTTCTATCAAGTTTAACCATAAAAGAATCATAGAGAAAAAGGGAAAGAAAGATTAGAACGGTTTTATTATTTATTTAACGCTATAGCTGAATGTTACGGCTTTCAAGCAGAAGTCATTTGCACAAGTCGCGTTAAGATCCGCAATGAAGTTTATGGCTTTCTTGATTGCGTCTGCCGAGTCTTTTACAGAGAAGATTTCTTCAACGGTTAAGTGAGCCTTATCGCTCGTATAGCGTGCTAGATAGCTATTCACACTCACACACCTCCGAGAAAAGCTATTGTTCATTGTAATTAAAAGGTTTACGCTTCACGCTAGAAATAGCCCATTAACTCGAGCGCTTGATAGATCACTCCGGCGCACTCGCGTGGAGAAAACCATACGCGATTTAGAGCGCATCTTATCCAGCGCCATTTTCTAAGATCTACTTGATTTAGTCTTACTTGCACTTTAACTCACCTCTCTCCTAGTGGTTTCGTCTCTTTTGTGGCTCTAGTGTCTGCTTGTCCATGTCTCTGTTCCCATGCGATCGCATATTGCTGATATTCAGCGTAGGCCTTGCTTGAATGGTCTTTGCGAGTCTGTTGAAGCCATCCAGAATACGTCATTAAACGGTTGCTCATCCTGGACACCTCAAGAGTAGCTTAAGCGCCCATAGCCCGATAGCAAGTACAGCGATCTCAACAGCTAGCGTTATTATCTGAGCGCCAATAATACCCGAATCGTCTCTCACTTTATATCATCCTCCTTTTTCGCTTTAGGCTCATCAAGTTGTTTAAATAAGTTATCGAGGGTAATTAGAACAAGCTCTCTAAGCAGATCTGCGACCGTCATATTTCCAATGAAAGAAAATTCCCTAGTTTGAAGAAGGCGCTCCAGCATCTCTCGCATTTGCCACTCGTTTAGCTTATTCATTTCTTCACTCTCCAAGTTAGCGCGAGTCTTCCGGTTACTGTACACTTACGTTTACCTGCTTCAACGATAAATCCTTGTTCCATAAGCTCATTGCGTCTAGGTCGTACAGCGTTAGGATCTGTTAGTGAAAGAGCTTTCGCGATCTCGCGGTCTGTTGGTGGCGTCAGATAATTTCGGATGGCGTCATAGACGAGTCTCTGCATTTCGCCTAAGCTAGTCTCTTGAGTTTCAATATATGATAGAAGGCTCGTATCGCGCATATCGTGACTCTTATGTTTACGAGGTTTTCTATCTAGCATAGTATTCATAGGTTTTCCGCAGGAAGGGCAAGCTAATTTTCCATATAGAAAAAGCGTAAAGTTTACGATACTTTCAACGCCACATTCTTGACAAACTGCTTTAGCGAAAGCGACTTGTTTAACTTCGCTCATTTGGTTTCAGCCTCACCCATTTTTTGGTCCAGCTTTTTCGGCAAAAAGGTGGAAAGCAAAACCCCAAGCTCTGTCGCTATCGTTTCGGCACTTACATGTAAATCTTCATATTTAGCCAACGCATCAACATACTTTCTGATTGCCTCAAGCCTCCCCTCAAGAACCTCAATTTTCTCAGTATGCTTCACAGCGCAATGATTGCAGTTTGCTTGGGTTTTAGCACAGTAAGAATTAAACTCTTCTTGTATTTCCTTGATTTGCTTGTCCTTTTCGGCTAAGCCTTTTCGATGGTCAGCCTCAGAAACCCACCTCTTGTTTTTATCGCCCTTTTCACAAGAAGTAATATCCATTATCGTACATCTACCACAATTGTAAGCGATTTCGCATGTTGTTTTTGATTTTAGCTTTGGTGAAGCTTTCACGCTTGTTTCAGGCTTCCGCTTGGTTTGGCTCACTTCTTTATTCATTATTGAAGACTCCTTGCTTGATACATTGAGCAATAATTAAATCAGAGCATTTATGCGCTTCATGGTTTCTTATCCATAATTGTTTGAGAGGGCATCGCTTGCATTTAGAGAGATCTACATATGGCAAAACCATTATTGATCGGTCTCCTCACTTACGATTTCAGCTTCAACAATCTTCGAATCTAAAGGCGTATGCTCGAGCGCAGGTGAGCTAACTTGCTCATAGATCTTTCCGATCTGGTCGCCAATAGTCGTTTTTTCTCCGCTTGGTAACGCGACAACTGCGTGGCTGAAAAACTCTTTCTCCATAGTCTCTAGACCCCATTCGACAGAGTCAAGCTTATTCTTGAGATAGTGCCAGAGAAGACGATAGGCTGGAGCTAGAAGATTAACGATAATATTCTCGTATCGTAGGCCGGTCCATGAGCGTTTAGTGCTTGGAATTGTTGGTAGCGTAAACCGAAATGAGATCTCCTTCTGGACGCCTCCTAACTCGAGATGCCAGATAAACTCGAGGTATGTCTGACCATGATAAGTGGTCCATTGAATATCCTCTATGCCATGATCTTCGAGAAGCTTCTTGATTTCTGCCTGAGTTTTCTCCGGCGTTATATCTGTATTGATATACGGTATTTTCTTCTTTCGAGTTTTTTTGTTCATAGTTTACTTTCCTCCTTAACAAGAAAGGTTCTTGTCGCGTTCTGAAGCCACTTTCTAGCTCTAGCTTTTGCGACTCTACGTTTTCCGAATTTGGCCTTCTGCTTTAAAGTCCATGAGCCGTCTTTGCGTACTCTGTATCTGAGAGCGTAGAATTTTCCTTTCACTCGCTCAGTCGTCCAGGCGTAAATGTAGTTTCCGTTCTCCCAATAGCGCATATTCGGAGATCTAGGTAGTAACGCTTGAATTTGCGGAATCTGCAGAAGTTTCTGGAACTCTTTTTCAACGTTTACAAGATCGTTTAGCATGGTTCATTCGCCTTCTCCACGTTAAGATAAATAGTCTTTCCTTGAAGAGTTGTATGGCTTGTGTCGCGTCCAATAGCGACCTCAAACTCTTGTCGAGCTTCTATCTTGAAGAAGCGTTGAATGACGGTCGCGATCTTCTCGCAGAGTTCAGGTTCTCCGGCTATGCGTATCTTAGTCTTTCTTGGCATTAGTCTCGACCTCTCTTAGCTTCTCTTTTTTGAGCATACCGATTTCTATTATGGGACCGTTCACGCTTACGAAGGCGCCGTCGAATCCGCTAACTGAAAGATAGATTCTAAGCATTTCCATAAACTCGGATTTGCTCATATCCATTTTCTTTAGTAGTCGCGCAGCGCTCGCATAGAGAACGATCTTCTTTTCAAGTCCGTCCTGATTTTTGAAGAGTAGAATTTCTTTCGCTTTCATTCTTTACCACCTCCAAATAGACCTTTCCATCTCGTAAGATATACCGTATTTTTCCTCCTATTTTGACGTCAAGATGTGGCTGAACCTGCGAGATAAGGCAGATCTGCCACTTCTTTGAGATCTTTGATTCTCCAAGTGGAGTCTTATTCTTTTCCATATCATTCCTCCTTACGTTTTTCTGGTAACACAACGTTATTCTTCTTCAAGATCTGATGAAATGCTCTGAGAGTCATGTCTCTACGATTTTTTCTATATCAGTCGCAGATGTCGTCCAGGCACTTCTCAAAATCCTTTTCTAAAGAGGGAAACTTTGTATGAAACATTAGGCGCGCAGCGTTTATGAAGCGCTGCATACGTAGCTCATACTCAACGTCTTCCTTGAGTCTTCTTTCTTCCAAGTGCGTCGCCTTCTCCGCGCATAATCCAGTAGAACATGCCGTCTAGAAAGTCGCTTTTCTTCGGTAGTCTTGCTAGATATGCTCTCAAGTTTATGTAGTTTGGATTTTCTTTATTGTCTGCTTCTCGCGCTAGATCGAATTTGCCGTTCTCATTTTCTTTTCCAACCCATTCTATAAGTTCAACGTCAAAATCTTTTGTATTTGCAGACGTCTGCGGTGGCTGCGGATCTGCTGTCGGTTGAGATGCTTCCTGCGAAGTATTCTGATTCTGTACCGGTGGCACTTTCGCATTCTTGAATGGATCGCAGCGTAGATCTACACGAAGCTTAGTATTTGCTGCGTCATCTGCTTCGATTCTCATAAAGAATGCTTCCTTCATTATGTCAACGACTTTTTCAAGCTCAGCTACGCGTTGCTCAAGATTCTTTTCCGTCAAGTTTAATCGCCTCCCTCTCCTTTATCTTCTCGATTAGTTGCTGAATAAAAAGGGTAAATCTTTGCGCGTCCTCAATACTCTCAAAGTATAGAGAAAACGCCTATTTTGAATCGTCATGTGGCGTTATCTTCATCTTAACCTTTACGATATTGTCGGTCAATCCTCATATCCTCCTCCATAAGTTTGACTGAGTTGTGTATGTATGCCTTGCAGATCTTCGCGAGATCTAACGGATCTATTGGGCTATTGTTCTCATCCCATTCTTGCTTGAAGTTTCTAATCGCGTTACGAAAAGGTATGCAGACGAGCGCGGATAGGCAGTTACTGCATTTCTTCTCTAGAACCTTACTCATATTTGGTAGGTGTTTATCTTCGCGTATTTGCATTGCCATTATTGTCTCACCTCTATTGTCAGGACTTTATGTAGCGAAGTAAAGTTGTGCATCTTAGTGCGGATTGAACTGCTTTCGTTATGCCAAATGTTAGCTGTGAAGGCGTTGTAGAGATCCCAAACGTTTTTGCCTTTCGCGTCTAGCTGAGCTTGACCTTTCTCTGACGGTATCCATTCCGGATAGATCTTTGCGGGTAATGGTTGCTTCCAAAGTTTCTTGATGATTTCAAGCGTTACTTCTTGACGCTCCATTAATCTGTAGGCCTCGAGAATGTTCTGAGCCTTGTTCATTACTGCCTCTATTGAGATCTTTAATTCGGCTTGTATCTTGTCGCTTTCAAAGATCTCTCCAACGTGTCTGCGATAGATGTATGCTAGAGTCTTTCTCTCGTCAAAGCTCTGCATATATCCTCTCATCCCTGCGAATACCATGTTAGCGCATGCATGCCTGAAGCTGAAGACTCCGCAGCCGAAGCCCATTGTTCCGTCTATAGAGTTGTGGACGCCTACGCCTAGAAACATTTTTTCGCCTCCGACTGTGAAGCTTTTGTTAATCGCGTAGAGAGCGTGGACGCGTGTTTCGCCTTGATCGAGTATAACGTGGTCGCTTAGTGGTTGATACCAGTCTTTTGCTTCTCCGAAATGGTCGACTGTGAAAGGAACTAACCCGGCGGATTCTGCTGCTTGATCTGCGATCTCAACGGCCTCTTCGTTAGGTAGCACTTTGTAGCGGTTTGAGACTATTGCGATGAGCGTATTCTTTCGAGTTATGGCCTTGTATCCGCTCTGTTTTTCGTTAAACTCGATCGGATACTCTAATATACCGTAGTCTCTCCAGGTGTCAAGTGGCTGATAGAAGTTTATTGAGTCGTTTTTTCCTTCCATTCTATTCACCTCCTTTCTTAGCAGAATGTTGACGGAGAAGCTTTCCTCCAGTTGTGCTTCTTCCGTAGATATTCAAAAACAGGTAAGAGTATGGTTGAATGCTCGAGATCTGCGAGGATAAACGCTTCTAAGAACGCTGTTAAGCAGGATCCTTGACTGTTCTCGATTTCGTTAAGAGCTATATCCTTCATTTTATCTAGCTCTTTTTGGTTTTCTGGATCTCGCTTAAATTGAGCTAGATCGTAAGTAAGAAGCTCTATTCGAGCGACTAGAAGCGCATATTTACTGTATCGAGCTTCGCAGATTTTTCCTTCTCCGGAGATCTCGTGTCTCTCCGAGATCTGATGCATCTTAGCATCGTTTCTGGCCATTGTCATTGTAGCCTTCTCCTTTTCATCGCCTTCTCGCAGCCGAAGTTATCGCATTCGGCAGCTACTTGAGGAGAACAGTTATTGCATACTGGCTCGAAGCGCTTTGGCTTCTCGTCTCCCATGAGAAGCTTCTTTAGAGCGTTTGCTTTTGCCAGATCTTCACTAGAGGTAAAATCGCATCTCTGCGCCTCTATAGAATCTTTGTCGCTTTTTTGCGACTCTTTAAAAACGGTTTGATTTGCCATTTACAATCCTTCTTCTGTCGCCTCCTCGAGAGATCTTAGATCTTCTGCTTGGACTTTCAGCAGACTTGGCTCGAGGGTTAGAAAAATTAAAGTAATACGCAAGCTAGACGCCGTTTTTCCTGTAACTCTGTTTAGTACGTGGTGGCTGATTATGTGCTAATCAGTGCTCTTGTTGGTCTCCTCTTATCGAGGATCGGCTCGTTATCAAACTTGCTGAGTTACAGCAGCGTTTTCTAGGCGCATTACTTTTAGTGGATATGCACTCAGCCCATGCGACCTTTCAGTCGTAACCGAATCCTAAGAGGCTAATTTCGCTCGAGCGTCTCAACCACGTTTTGCGTGGCTTAGCTTGCATCTAGCTAGAGGCTCTGCCCGAGCGCTATTCGGTTCTTCCGTAGTCAACTGCCGTTGGTACGTGCATCTTTCGCGCGTGATCGCTTAAGCTCTAAAGCGCTTTTAGCTCTGCGCTGCCATTCTTTTCCTCAGTCTAAGGTAGGCGCCTACCTTTATAAGTTTTACTAACGTAAGACGTAGAGCGAGAAAACTAATCTAAGCTATCTTCTCAGCAAGTAGTATAGACTAAACAATAGTAACTATACTAGATCATATGGCGCTATGGACCATATTAACAATTAAGCGAAAATTACGAGAAGATCTTAAGCCTAAAAAAGACATTTCGATGCTATGGTAGTGGAAAGGAATATTGGATATCTACTAGATTATTATGTTCTTCTTCTTCTTACGACTAGAAATCTAAGTTAGTATATAAGAGTCTAAAAACGTATTAGGGCGGTTTTCCCTCGTCACTGATAATCCATTGCGTCCAAAGCTCTATGTACCGCAAGAGCGTAGCATGTTGTCGGAGCGCCTGCAGATGCTTTATTCTTGTGGGTAATTTTCGCAAGTCGACCTTACGCATAAGCCCAAGCTTGATGTTAAAGTTTAGAATGCGCGAGACTGTTGAGGTGCTGCGGCCGAAGATCTTTGCGATCACCTGTATGCTATAGCCAAATTTTCTGCGTAGTATGTTGAAGCTAGCTGCTTCTTTCGGTAGAATCGGACACCTTGCACAAGTCTTATTAGCCTTGAGAAGCTTACTACTCGGCGTGGAGGGCTTTGCCGTTGGCCTTTCACATCCTTTTTCTGTTAAAGCGTAATTCTATAGGGCGAGAAGGCAATATAAGCATTTTAAGATCTGTTTATTGTATGCGGAAGAAGAAAGGAAAAAAACATCTAACTATTCGAGACTCGGCTCATCCTCCCTAGAGTTTAAATTCTGGAAGCTCTTTACTTCTATTTGAGGAATTGTAAATGGCTACGACACTCGAAAAGTCTCTAGGAATAGCTCTTGTCGCAACTGTCGTGATCGCTGCAATCGTGGTTCTAACATACTCGTACAGAATCTCAAACGTCGGCAGAGTCAAGGGTATAGGCGTCTCAGTCTATTCTGACGCTCTATGCACCAATAGGTTGACCATGATAGATTGGGGCGTCATAGGACCAAATGAGGTTAAAGGCGTCATAGCATACGTTAGAAACGAGAAGAATACTAACGTTACTCTTGATATGTCAACGTCAAATTGGGTTCCTTGGAATATCTCAACCGCGCTCTCCTGCACTTGGAACTATACGGTCGGCTCAAAGATTCTTGTTGGCGAAGTCTCGCCTCCATATCTAGTCTCGCTGATCTCAAACTCTAATCTCTACTGGTTTCCAAGTAACTCAACGTTCAGTTTTGACATTAACATTAATGCAACTGAGATCTCTTAACACATACACTACAACACACACATACACACTTTATAGAACTTTTCAAGGTCTATGAAAAGCTTAAAAGGAAAAAGCTGAGAGAGCCATATGAGGGATTCTATACGTCAGAGGGACCGGAGATCTGCGAAATGGCTAATATTAACCCGAGATGCCCATACGTTTCGCTCATTCAACAGTGCAGGACTGATATTGATAAAATTAAGACGGCTCTCATTGGCGACGACATGCAAACAGGGCTTGTTGGAAGCGTCAAGACTATTGAGTCAAAGCTTCAAGTGCAGCGTTCATGGGCTGATTTCGTGCGTCCTATCCTTGTTGCTGTTACCGCTAGCCTCACCACTGGCGCTGTGCTCTACGTTCTCACCCATCTTTAACGCTCGATTCATAAACGGAGGAGTAACCCAATATTTGTACGCTCCAAAGTAGAATATTCTAAGCTTCTTTCCGCGAAATTCTCGTACTTGCCCGTCTAACTTGATCCAACGAAGCAGAAGATCATATTCTACCGGATGTTCATATCTCGCAAAGGATTCGTGAGCGCCTTGCTGCGCGCTCTTAACCCAAACTACTTGCTCAATAGCCTCTCCGAGACCGGACACAGTATTCAACTTTCTTTGGCAAGTCATATAAAGATACTTACGAATTTAAGATTAAGGAACAAGATTAGAATGAGTATCAAGATACCGAAGCCTGAACTTGTCTCTATTGAAAAGCTT